CTTTGGTCTGCATGTCGCTGAGACCGGTGGCGTCCAAGAACTTCTGGGGCACTTCCAGCACTTTGTCGTCCTTGACGAGATCCATCGGCAGCGGCACCAGCCGACACCGGCAGTTGGGGTGGATCGGTGGCTGGAGGTGGCCGTTCTGCCGGATGTCCTTGATCTTCAGGACGCGGCCTTCGAGAGCTTGGCAGACCGAACAGACGCGATCATCGCCTGCGGTTCCCCACTCCACCTCACCCGCAGAGTTGACGGTAACCGTCCGATTGGTGAGCGAGACTGGGTGAGCATTGGTCGTCGTCTCTGATGGGGGTTCAGTCGTCGATTGCTCGATGGCCGCGATCACGCTGGTCACGTCAGCCAACTCGAAGCTGGTGAGTAGGGCCTCATTAACCGCCCGTACCACGGCGGTGTTCGCGGTCGACTTCCACCGGGACGTGACCGACGAGCGAATCGCACGATTAGCTTCGTTGGCGAACCACGAGCGACTGTTGTCGTTCTCGATGGCCTCCCGTGCGACGGTTGTGACAGCGGCAGTCGCAGAGCCGATGTGGTCCTCGATCTTATAGTAAACCTTCTCGTACTCGGCGGCCAGACGCTGTTGGTGGCGGTCGTTCTCGATGGTCGTGGCTTGGCGAATCTCCTGTTCGGTAAGGGCATCGAACTCGCTGTAGGCACGCAGATCCGAACGCGCCAGTTCGAGACCTTTCTGGTAGGCCGTCCGTATGTAGGTCCCTGTCCAGTGTCGACCACGCCGAATGGCCGTGGCCGACTCCTGATCAAGCACGTTGCGTTCAGCCCGGCGGCGGAACTGATTGCGCGTGTCACTCACAATGCGCTCGGTTGCCCACGGCTTGGCGAGATCCATGATCCACGCCCGGTTCTCTCCACGGGTCGTCTTCCAGCGACGACGGAACGCGGACTGGAACGACGCGCGTTTCGACTGCGTGTCGGTGGGATCGGTGGCGTTCGTCGTGACGTACGGGGCTGAACTCATCGGTTAGTCGTACTGCTCCACGTCGTCGAGAGCGTTGATCACTGACTCGCCTAACCACTCGCTGAGCTTCCGCGAGTAGAGATCGCCGATGATGCGTTTGTACGCACCGCGCTCGTACTCGTGTGAGTAGAGGAAGAACGACCACTCATTGAACAGCCACTCGTCGGACTGGCTGGTCTGTACGAACGTATTCACGTACTCGGTGTGAGCCATCCCACGCTCGTACTCCGAGGAGTCGTGATCGACGAAGCTCGTCTCACGGGTGTCGATATCAGCAATGCGGACCCGCTCGATAGTGTACTGCTCGAAGCCGAGGTCGATCAATACGTCCACCGTATCACCGTCGACGACGTTGAGGATCTGGGCGCGAAACAGGTAGTCGGGCACTGACTCGCCCTCGATCGGTGGCCGATCGAAACGGATCGGCTCGGATTCGTCACTCGCCTTGCTCATTGATAGTATACAGATATTCGTCCAACGTAAGTGATTGGTTGTCAATCAAGGGTTTCTGGTTCGATGGATCGATTCGGAGTGGTCGGTGACCGTGGTTGTTGGGTGTGTGTTGCATAGCAATACCTACGGTAGATCGGAGGGTTTCGGAATACAGTCAGGACAATACGTCAGCCCCCATTTGAGGGCCATCATCTCGGGCATCTCGATCACGTCTCCGGCCAGTGTGGCGCAGTCAAGATCGCGGTGGAACAACTCCCCACAGCCATTATATCCCCGCACTGATGTGGTAAATCGCAATCACCACGCTCGCGCCGACCAACAGCGCATAGACGATAACACGTACAGCAGCATGTATACGATTGACACTGAGCGGCGTGGCATCTTACTCCTCTACAGGAATCTCATTGAGATCGCTATCTACGAACTCGATGTAGGTGTCGTTATCCCGAACCCGGATCTCCCGCAGATCCTCCAGCCCGTCCTCGCCCGGATGATACGCAAACCCGTTGTTCGAGGCTTGTAACCCGTCGTTTGCGTTGTTCAGGAACTCAAGAAATGCGGCTCCAGAAGGAAGCACGCCGCCCACGGCGACTACCCCCGTACCCGTTACTCCGTGGGGATCTTCGTCCTTCCGTAGTCGGAACCTAATAACATCGTTCCCCTCTGAATGTCCTTCGGACATGAATACAACGAATCGTTATAGATCCACTATAATAAACGTACGCACAGACCTTCTACTTGACTACCAATATCCATCTACACACCGCTGTATACTATGCCTATAAATGTATAGATGTATATGTATACGACAGATGTACATGTATATAGAAGGTTGGAGAAGGAGCGAGACGGCGTAACGCAGTGGTGATTACTCGTGGCGTTCGTAGACCAGAAGTTGATCTCTGATTCCCATATATCGCGGGATCGTTACTGACTCAACCAGTTCGAACTCGGTGTTCAGGATCTCGTGGAACTCGTCGGTGCCAGTGCAGCCAAAGTGGCCAAACACACGTAGATCGAAGCGGTTCGCGGTCGACAACCACACCACCCGCTACCTCGTCAAAGTACGGGTTGTGTCAGTCAGTCATTGAGACCACGCGCCTTTCGGGCACACTCCGGGCACATTCGTTCGCCATGTGGTCCAACGCTTACCATCTCTCCGAGATCAGCGTACCCACCGCAGTACCCCTGACAAGGAAGTCGGGGCATCTCAGGCCACCTCATCAATTCGAACATCCACGAACGAGTCACTGATCATCTCGACGGTGAAGGTAGACTTGTCGTGATTCATCTCCTCGAATATCAGTTCGTACATCTCCGAGTGATCCGACCGCTTCGAGTCGATCAGATCCACACGTAGGGCGGGTGTTCCTGCCGAGTCCTCGCCGCCACGAACCAGTACTGAAGCCGCGTACCCGTGTGTCACCAGCATCTCGGTCAACTGCTCGATCGTTGGCAGTGACTGGGACTGGGCGGTCACCATCAGATTGCCTCCTGCAGATTGACGAAATCAGTCTCATCGGCCAGAATGTATGCTTCGTTACTTCGCGCACTCACGAACTCGAAGCTAATCACGTCGTCGGACGCGTCTCTGATGCGCCGAAGCTCGATTGCATCCTCATCATCCTCGTCGTCTTTGTTGTCGTGGGCTGAGTTCATCGTACTTCCTCCGCGCTAATCTTGGCGAGTGTGCCTTTCTCGTGCTGATCGAGGACGAACTTGGCCGACGACTCGAAGTCATCGATCCGCTGTTCGACGCCATCCATCGTGATCGTCTTGGTTACCAGATCGAGGACGACTATTACGCCATCCGCGGTTGTAAAGTGCTGTGTCATGATGTGTCTTTGTTGTTTCGACTGCGGCCAAACAGTCTCATCAGGCTCCCTCCCGTCCATGGGTGGCTGGAGCGACAACAGTAGGGAAAGTAGTTAGTCCGTCTCGTAGAGACGAATGACGTATTTGTCCTCCCCGTCTTCGATCATCTTGAACTGGTTCTCGTAGCCACCGTTCAGTGCCAACATCACCTTTCGAAGCGCGTGTTTGCTCTCGACTTCTGACACGCTGAATCGGATCGAGCCTCGCTGAGTTCGGTCTTCGACCGTAACCTCGTATCCAGCGCGTTTCAGTCGCTCAATGATCGCATCGAAATCGAGCATCAACATTACGCCTCATCCTCCGTAACCGCGGTGAGTTCGCCATCGAGTACGGCTTCTTCGGAGTGTTTCTCCATATACATACTACGAGGCTAAGGTATATAATACTTTGGTTTCACGGGGGTATATCGGCCTGTAGAGGGCTACATACGCCTGTTTTCGGCGTTTTGGGCGGCAATATAGGCGATATATCGGTGAAAAGCAGTATTTTAGGGGGGTCAGATGCTCGCGCGCAGCTACTTCACGCGGTAGTCGGAGCCGTTGTCCGGATTGTCGACCTCGATATCCAGCGAGATCAGTGCGCCATCTTCCTTGAACTCGTCGACCGAAATCCCAACCAGTTCGTGATCAGTACTTTCGATGAAGTTCCGGAACGTCCGTTCAGCCTCGTGTGTTTCGTCTCGCACGACTACCTATTCAGACAAACGTTCTCCCAATAAAGATGGTAGGCTCGTCTGTTCAAAACACTGCTGATGCGCCTTCACGCTGTGATACTGTCGATAGGCGAGTGCGGCCAACTCGTCATATTTGGCTCCCGCATGGCGAAGGGTGTCGGCCATGATCTCGGCGGCTTCGGCGGGTGTGAGGTGATCGGGGATGGTCTCGGCGTTGATCTGTACGACTTCGAGGCTTGCATCCGAGGTGATCTGCTTGTCGCAGAGATCGCAAATGCCGATCTCCTCATCGCTACTCCGCGGCATTGTCGTCTCCGTCTTTCTCGTCAGAATCGGGGCTTGAATCAGCCGATGGGGCACCGCCCGGTGGGACGGGATCGACGGCATCGCTGGCGTTGACAGTCGCGGTGGTGTCGGCTGCGCTATTGACTGCAACCAAGTTCGTCTCGGCAGTCGATTGGGTTTGCGTTTCCTGTTGGATTTGCTCATTGGCGTCTCTGGCCAGCGCATCGGTTAGTTGGTCGTGTGTGTCGCCGGGCATGTAGAACGTCACGCCATCAACGCGACGAACGTGATAGCCCTCGATCCCTAGCTCCTCGGCACGGTTCGCCGCATCAGTCGGAATGTCGTAGAGTTCGTCCGGAAAGTCGACATCCTCCATCGCCACGTCAGGCAGGTAGGACTCGTCGATCTCCAGTTCGCGCTCGGTGGCGACTTCCTCTGACTCAGACTGTACCTCTTGTTCCTCGGTCTCCTGTTCGCGCTCGTCAATCTCCGAGCCGGGGCGTGGTCCCCAGCCGATGGCCTGTCGTAGTTCGCCGATCTCGCCGAACTGACTAGTGTCACCGCCGGGTGACAGGTCCTTGATCGTCTTCGAGGCCGTCTGTCGCATGTCCCATTTGTCTTGCTCGCTGAGTTCATCGAGCGGCTGCCATTCCACGTGGAAGCCATCGCCCTCAGGTTCGGGTAGAATACCGGAGTCGATCATCCGCTGGATGAGTGGTTCGAGGATGACCGGCCCGGCGAAGTTGTTGCGGATCTGGCCCACCTTCTGATGCCACTGCCGGGTGTCGTCCGAACTCGCAGTGTCGGCCCGATCCTCACCGGTCAGGATGGACTTGGGGATATCAGTGGCTGCGGAGATGGACTGGTAGTTGGCCTCCAAATGCGGCATGGGATCGGCTACCTGCACGTCGATCGTGTTGATCTCGGCGGGTGTGGAGATCTCCCGTTCGAAGTTGTTGAGGTAGTTCTGCATCTCCTGATGGACGCCCTCGCCGCCGTCTTCGAACTCCATGGGCGTGCCCGTCGGATCAGTGGGTGGCGAGATGTGCACCCCCGTGTACCCAGCGCGCCAATAGCCCTCGCCGCTGGCGGCTTTGATCTTGTCGATATTCAGCAGTTCGTGGAAGATCGGCTTGAGCGCAGGCACACCCTCAAGGTCGTTCTCCAGTGTGCCCTCCGGCGTGTGGATAACACGTGACCAGTGAATGTCCTGTTGTTTGAAGTCGGAGTTCCGCTCGTGGTCATCCTGTCCGTGTTCGCGCTTCTCGGTGATCACGTCGAACAGATAAGGCAGACGGAACCGCTCGGACTTCATATCGCTCTGGATGTGCATCCCCTTGACGCGATCCTCCGCGAACACCGAGAGGTACATGAGATCATCGAGGCTATCGAACTCAGGTTCGTTCATGGACTTGGGTACCTGCACCGTCCCCTGTTCGATTTCGTCCTTAACTGGCTGCAACTCCTCGCCGTCGATCGACTCGTTGGTGATACCCGCGACGGGCGTACTCAGTGGCCGTCCGTCGTTGAAGCCCAACACGAGAATAGCGTAGTGGCCCAGCCGCGAGAGCTTGTGTAGCGTGTTGAGCCGGTGGATCGGCTTCCGACGTGTATGCTCGCCCTCCAAGAACTCGGCAACTGCCCGCTCGAATGCTGATACCGGTTCGTCCACGTCCTTGTGCTTCTCGTCGTGGATGATGGGGTTGGACTGCCACGCGTCGTTGGCTGGCTTGTCGATGACTGCCCGTGCCTCCGACTGGCGAACATAGCGCAGGAAGAACGACTCGAAGGAGAACTCCTTTTCGTGTGGGTAGTTCACCGCCTCCCAGATGGTCGGGTGGGCGTGGCGGGAGAACATGCCTAGATTCTGTCGACCCGGCTCGCCCTCGAACTGCTGGATCGGTACCCCCGCGTTCTGATGAGCGCGAGCATTCGTCGTCACACCCATCCGCGTGCCAAGATATGGGCCGGTCGATTCACTGTCATCGTCCTCGTCGTCGTTGTTGCCGGTGTAGTTTGGTCTCGAACTCATAAGATCCCAGCCCCACTGACAGGCTGGCCAGAACTGTACTGCTTCCGTACCAGTTTGCCAGTCATTAGGAAGACCATGAAGCTCTAACACGTAAGCATTTCCGCTTATCCTGACTGTTCGGCTACTGATGCGCGTCGGCGGGAGAGGAATGGAACAACCACGATAGTTGTTGTTAGAACGACGAGGGGATCTTTTGGGTGTTGGTGTCGCCGGTTTCGGCCATCAGGACGGCCATCACCGCAGCATCCAGCAGGTCGGGTGAGCGACCGAGCCGCTTCTTGATCTTGTCCTTCGAGTCAGCACTGTAGCGCGTGGTGTCGTGCTTCGAGGAGTACTTCTCCTTGAGGCCAATCACGCGGGCACAGCACAGCATCTCCTCACGGAGACGGTCGGACCGGAACGAGCCGCCATCCCGCAGGAACTCGCCCAGCTTGACCAGTCCCTCCGTCTTGCGGTCAGTGTAGGTCTGCTGATCCGAGGCTTTGGACCCGCCGTTGAAGCGAACCACGTTGGGGTAGAACTCGTTGACGCGATCCGGTGACTCCGAGCCAACACCGACGTGATCGATGGCGAAGGGTGCGCGCCAGCCGGATTTGAGATGTTTGCGGATTACCTCGTAGTTCTGCAAGTGAGAGGCTTCGCCGCGCCACCACTCCAGAATGCGGAGGTCGCGTCCGAACACCGCCGACAGGGCGTTGTAGTCACCGCTGGTGCCGCCACCGCGAACAACGTCCCATCCCAGCCCCTGTGGCGTGACCGTCGTCTTGGCGGGATCGGCACGAAACGCCGCTTCCACGTCGTCGATCGTGAACGGACGGAGTTGGTCGGCAGTTGCTGGGCCAAGCACGCCCATGCGGCGGCGGTACCATCGAATGTCGAGGCCGTCCTGATCGGCAGACTGCATGGCTGCTTGGGTACCGGGCCATTCGCGCTGATTCCACGCCATCCAGTCCTTCTTGATCTGCGAGAGGCGGACGATCTCCGGAATCATCTGGTCTTCTACCTCGTCCTTGATGATCGGCAGACCGGAGTCGTCCGTCTGAACGCGTCCCTGTGCGTCCTTCTGATACGGATCAGGGTGGTCCAACTCCACCTGCACGTTATGGGAATCGAAGCTGGAGTACTGCCGTAGCACGTACTCGTCGTCGTCCATCAGATCGTAGACCACGTTCACCTCATCACGAGGCGGATTGGCCACCGCGACTACACGGTCATTGCCGTCGGTAATCATGGACTCGATGGAGTCGAACGTCTCCTTATTGACGGAGTTCTTGTCGGCCTCCTCGATCACGCCCAGCGTGTACTCGTTGTGAACACCCTCAAGCTCGCCGGAGTCACCCGGAGACGATGCCTCCCAGAACACTTCGGGTTCGCCGTCGATACGGATACGCGGTGGGTTCGACCGGAGGTACTTGCCCGGCAGCCCCCACGCATTCTGGTGCAACGCCTCGACCGGTCGGCAGTAGGTACGACGCAGCTTGGCGTACGTCCCGCTGGTCGCCAGCACGGAAGTCGGATAGTTCAGGAACAAGAACGCGAGGCTGAAACACGCCATGCAGTAGGACTTGCCGAATCCGTTACCCGCCACGATCAACGTCTTCTGATTGTGGAGGATCGTATCTATCATGTCCACCTGCGCGTCAGTCAGCGTGACGTTCAGGTAGTCATGAATCCACTCGACGTGCGCCTTCGTTGGATTGTCATCCAACATGTCGGTGTAGTAGTCGAGCGGCTTGATATCATCAGGAAGCGGGATATCCTTCTGGGGTCCACGAGCCGCCATCACTGACACCTCCGAGCAACTACTGTGGGCGAACGCAGATCTGATCTACGTCTTTGGGAGTCTAGATGTACATGTATATCTAAGATGTACATGTACATCTTCGCAGATTCAACCGGTGTTGGTGATGGGTCAATAGAATGGAGAGTCCTCTGAATCATCCCAGTCGTCGGGTTCGTTCTCGAACCACTCGGGACCGAGCAGGCGGAAGACGTGGCCGCAGATCGGACACCGAAGCGACCAGCCGTCGGGGTCGGCGGTGCTGGCTGCGTGGGCAATGGGCGTGACGATGAGTGGGTCCGGTCGGTCGGGATCGTCACGGTCGGCATCGTCATCCGAGCAGTAGAGGCATGGTCGCGGCACGGCATCAGTCACTCACTCCGGATGTGTCTTCATCCGGTACGTCGAGTTCGTCCAGTCGATCGGTAAGGTCATCGACAGCGGAACCGAGTTTGAATAGCCGTTCGCGATCGACTTCATCGTATCCAGTACGCA